AATGGAGGAAGGATAAGAAAGGAAAAGGCAATATTAAAAATAATAAAGTAAGATGGCAGAAACATTAATATCTCCTGGAGTATTAGCAAGAGAAAACGATCAATCATTTGTTACCGCTCGACCAGTTGCTAGAGGGGCAGCTATTATAGGACCAACAGTAAAAGGACCAGTAGAAATACCAACTTTAATTAGTTCATATAGTTCATTTTTAGCTATATTTGGTGGATCTGCAGAAAGTGGTTCAAGTGAATATAGTTACTTAACTTCTATAGCTGCAAGCAATTATTTCCAAAATGGAGGTAACTCATTATTAGTAACAAGAGTTACATCAGGTTCATTTACTGAAGCAACTAGTTCAAATGCATCTTCACAAACAGGTGTTGTTGCATCATATGGTATCCCAACAGGTTCAAGTGGTCCAACTTCTGGATTAAGTCCTTTTGTATTAGAAACAATTTCTGAAGGTGAAATAATGAATAGTGCAATTCAACAAGCTGAAGCAAGTAACCAAGTAGCAAACGGAGGTGGAGCACTAATATCAGGTAGTACAGATAATTTAAGATTTGAAGTAACAGCAGTTAATTCTGGATCAGGTGTATTTTCACTTGCAATTAGACAAGGTAATGATACTGATAATCAAAAGATAATATTAGAAACTTATAATAATATTTCATTAGATCCTTTTGCTTCAAATTATATTTCTAGAGTAATTGGTGATGTAAAACCAACATTAGTAACAGAAGGAAGTGATACATTTTTACAAGAATCTGGATCTTTCCCTAATATATCAACTCGTGTTAGAGTAAAAACAGTTAATTACCAAACACCAAAATATTTTAATAATGACGGATCAGCTAAAGATGAATTTACAGGTTCATTACCAGCTCCTTGTTCAGGATCATTTGGTGGTGGAGTAGGAACAAACCTTTGTTCATTTGCTGGAGGAAATAATTATTACCAAAATATTAACTCAACAAACACACAAGGTCTTGTTGGTGCTGATTATAATAATGCAATCGCTTTATTATCTAATCAAGATGATTATCAATATAATGTAATTTCAGCTCCTGGAATTTATTACCAAGATTATTCAACACAATGTACTAGTTTAATTAATAATACAATTGCTAGAGGTGATGCAATATTTGTAATGGATTTAGTAAAATACAACCAATCAATAGGTGAAGTAACAGTTCAAGCATCAGGAATTGATTCAAGTTACGCAGCTTCATATTGGCCTTGGTTACAAACACTTGATCCAAACTCTAATACAACATCCTTAGTTTATGCTCCTCCTTCAACGTTTATTCCTGGAGTGTATGCATTTACAGATGCTTCAAGCGATCCTTGGTTTGCACCAGCAGGTATAACAAGAGGTGGATTAGGACAAGTTGTTAGAGCTGAAAGAAAATTAACATCTACTAATAGAGATACTTTATATGAAGCAAATGTTAATCCAATAGCAACATTCCCTAATCAAGGAGTTGTAGTATTTGGTCAGAAAACATTACAAAAAGCAGCTTCAGCTTTAGATAGAGTTAATGTAAGAAGATTATTAATAGCGTTAAAAGATTATATATCTCAAATTGCAGATAATTTAGTATTTGAACAAAATACAATTGCAACAAGACAAAATTTCTTAACGCAAGTTAACCCATATTTAGAAAGTGTTCAACAACGTCAAGGATTGTATGCCTTCAAAGTAGTAATGGACGAATCTAATAATACACCAGATGTAATAGATAGAAATGAGTTGATAGGTCAAATATTCCTACAACCAACTAAAACAGCTGAATTTATTATATTAGATTTCAATGTATTACCAACTGGAGCAACATTCCCAGCGTAAAAATTTTAAAATAGAATATTTATAATAAAATAAAGATATAAAATGGCAGTATTAAACCCTAACGAAATATTTTTCACAGCTTTTGAGCCAAAACAAGCTAATAGATTTATTCTATTTGTAGATGGATTCCCTTCATATATTATGAAAGGTGTATCGGCTGTTTCAGTAAGTCAAGGTTCAGTTCCTTTAAACCACATTAACGTACAAAGATACGTTAAAGGTAAAACAGTATGGAATACTATAGACTTTACATTATTTGATCCAATCACTCCATCTGGTGCTCAAGCAGTAATGGAATGGGTTAGATTACATCACGAATCTGTAACAGGTAGAGATGGATATAGTGATTTCTATAAAAAAGACTTAACTGTTAATGTATTAGGTCCAGTAGGTGATATAGTATCTGAATGGATTATTAAAGGTGCATTTATAACAGAAGCTTCTTTTGGAGATTATAACTGGGATACTGAAAATACAGCCCAAGAATTAACAATGACAGTTCAACCAGATTACTGTGTATTGAATTTCTAAGAAAAATTTTATTTACCCTCTTTAAAAAATTGCTTGGCTTTGGTCAAGCTTTTTTTTATATTATATATGTATAATAAACAAACGTTACAATTAAATTAAGATTATGGCTGAATTTAAATTACCTACGGAAGTAATAGACTTACCATCAAAAGGTTTACTTTACCCAAAAGATAGTCCATTAGCAGAAGGAAAAATAGAAATCAAATATATGACGGCAAAAGAAGAAGATATATTATCTAATGCATCTTATATTAGAAAAGGCATTGTATTAGATAAATTATTTAAATCTTTAATAGTTACTAAAATAAATTATAATGATTTATTAATAGGAGACAAAAATGCTGTAATGGTAGCATCTAGAGTATTAGGTTATGGTAACGATTATACATTTGATTGGGATGGAGAATCACAAACTGTTGATTTATCTAAATTAGAGCATAAAAAATTAAATGAGGAATTATTTAAAAATGGTAATAATTTTAATTATACATTACCCTCAACAAAAAATAACATTACTTTTAAATTACTAACACATAATGATGAATTAAAAATTAGTAGAGAAGTAGAAAGTTTAAAAAAGATAAATAAAGACTCAGATGCAACAGTATCTACTCGATTAAAATATATGATAACAAGTATTGAAGGAGATACAGATGTTAAAAAAATTAGGGATTTCGTAGATAATTATTTATTAGCTCGAGATTCCAGAGCATTAAGAAATTATGCTAAAGAAATTACTCCAGACGTTGATCTGACTTTTTTTCCCATCGGTGAAGAAACAAAAGAACCAATTCCAGTTGGATTATCGTTTTTTTGGCCTGACCTTAGATAATTCCGCGGAATATCGAAAAAATTTATTTACTCAAATACATAATATAATTTACCATGGTAATGGTGGTTATGATTTTGGTACTGTATATAATATGCCTATTTGGTTAAGAAAATTTACATTTAAACAAATAGACGATTATAATAGAGATGCAAATAAAAAATTGCAACAAGCTCAAAAAGGCAAAGGTACTAAGAATTTATTAGATCCAAACACAGGTAAAATATCTGCTCCTAAATTTAATCAACAAAATCCTAAATCGTTTTTAAAACGATCAACATATAAATAAATTTTTTTTTAAATATTTATAATAAAAAACCCTATGGCAAACGCCGAAAATCAAAGAAAAGTTAATAACGAATTAGAGTCAACAGCAAAAAAACTTAATGAAATTAGGGAGGATGTTGTTGGTCTTGATGATGCTTTTGTTTCTTTAGGTACGACAATTGATTCAAGAATTCTTAAAAAAACAAATAAAATATCTCAAGATGTTGTAGATGTTGCTAATAAATTTAAAAAAGAATTAGTTGATTCTATAAATAAGTCTTCAAAATCATTAGATCAAGTTGATAAAATAAATGAAAAAATTAAAAAGGGTCAGGATGCTACTAAAGAGATAGAAAAAGAAAGAGCAAAACTTGCAGCAGAAAGAAATAAAACAGATAGAAAGCTTAATATCTTAAAAAGATTAGGTTTTGAAATCGATGTAAAAACTGTTGTTCAAATAGAAGAGGCATATCAAAAGAAATTAGATGTAGTAGAAGCTCAAGAAGAAATAAATGAGAAGCAAAAAGAATCAGTAGGAATTATTGGTAAATTATCAAAATCAATTTCTGGAGTTTTAAAAAAACTTGGACTAGGTGCTTTTGAAGAATTTTTTAACTTTGAAAAGTCAACAGAAAAAGCAGCTGAAAGAATAGCTGAAATTGAAGAAAATAGTAAAGAAGGTTTAACTCAATTTCAAAAACAAAAAATTGTTACGGAAGAGTTATTTAAGAATTTAGATCATGCAGCCTTAGCAGCTGGTGCACTTTTTGCAGCAGCAAAAAAGATTTTTGATTTTGCATTAAAAGTTGAACAAAAAACAACTGATTTAGCTCGTAATCTTAGCATGTCTAAAGATGAGGCAAATAAATTAAAAGGTGAAATGACATCAATATCCCTACTATTTGAAAAAGGGATTACAGGTGTAAGTTTTAAAGATCAACTAGAGGGGATTCAAGCCATGCAAGATGGTTTAGGAGGTGTCGCTTTAGCATTTGATCAAGGAACCAGAGTAGCAGCTGCTGAAACATTAAAAAGATTAAAATTATCAGAAGAATCAGTAGGTAATATGGGTGCTTTAGCTCTTGCTACTTCAAGATCTTTTGAAGAATTAGAAGACCAACAAATTGAAAGTGTAGTTGCAGCAGAAAAAGAATTTGGAATTAGGTTAAGCCTTAAAAATGTTTTAGAGGATGCTAACAAGATAACTGGTTTAGCAAGAGTTAATATTGAAAAATTCCCAGGTGGATTAACTAAAGCAGTATCAGTAGCTAAATCATTAGGAGTTGAAATGGAAGCTGTATCAAGTGCTGCCTCATCCCTATTAGATTTTGAATCATCTATACAAAAAGAATTAGAAGCTGAATTGTTAATTGGAAGAGACCTCAATTTAGAAAGAGCAAGATCAGCTGCATTAGCAGGAGATCAAGAAGCTTTAATGAAAGAATTAGTAGCCGAAGCTGGTAGTTTAGAACAATTACAAAATATGAATGTTCTTCAACAAGAAGCTTTAGCAGCAGCTTTAGGTATGTCAGCAGATCAATTAGCTGATCAAGTTCTTAATGGAGAAGCTTTAGCAACTCAAAAAGATGAAGAATTATCTAGAGAAGCATCAGCAGCAGAATTAGCAGAAAAACAATTATCAGCTGCAGAAATGCAAGTGGCAGCTATGGAAAAATTATCAGATATATTTAGTTTTGCTTTTCCTGTTTTAGTTGGATTAGCAGCTGCAGCAGCAGCTATGGCTGTAGCCATATCAGGTGGTTTAGCAGCACCATTTATTACTGCTGGAATAGTTAAAACAGGTTTGGCTGTAGGTGCTACAGCTGGAATTGCAGCATCAATGGTAGGTGATGGAACATTACCTCCAGGTGGTCCTTATGAAATTACAGATACTTCAAAACCTTTTGGTTCTACTGTTATTACAACTAAAGGTGATGGTGTTGCGGTTTCACCAAATATTAGACAAGAAGGAGCAGGTGGTGGAAGTATGGCTGAAAATAATAGATTATTAAAAGCAGTACTTCGTAGACCAGCTCCAGTAGTTAATTTAGATTCTATTGAATTTGGTACTATTTCAGGAATGAGCGCATTTCCAATATCATAACATATTTATAATAAACGTTTAACAAAATAAAATTTTAAATTATGCCAACATTATTAAGTAAATTTGAAAATGACGGGTCAACAATGACTCCTTTAAGAGGTGAGCAACCAACGGGTCCACTAAGAAATGGACAAGATGGTTTACCAATTAATAACACTTTTGAACTTGGAACATATCAAGATTATGTTGTAAATGTCCCTGATGCAGCAGGAAGAACAACAGATCTTACAGCATTTTCATCAACTAGAAGTTAATTACTAAATTATGCCCCCTTTAGTTGATCTACAAACCGATCTTAAATCTTTAAGATATGGGAATGATAGATTAGGAGCTGGCATGTCAGAAGGCAGTGGCCAACCATATATCAGACAACCCATACCTGAAGGTAGTATAAATAGTGGTCTTGGAGATGAAGACTTTCTATTAAGGGGAGGTTCTTTAGCTCCTGGGGCAATAACAAGAGATGTTTCTAGATTAGAAAAAATGTTTACTGATTTAAGATCTCCAAATGGGATTTTATTTTCATTAAAACAAGAATCATTATCAAGATCATCTGTTAATGTTAAAGCAGTAGAAAATACTGGCGCTAGTTTTTTAAGTAATTTTAATCCATTTGATTCAAATAGATTACCTTTAAATAATGGTCTTTATTTACCAACTTCAACTATAGCTCAAGCTGCAGTAAATGCAGGTGGCGGTCATTTATTAAAACAAGGAGTTAATCCTTTACAAGATACAAGTGAATCAGCAGCCAGTGGGAACCCAGGAAACCTTTTATCACAATTAACAGGTAATTTTACTCCCTTATCAAATCCTTTATATTTTGAAACTGATGCATATAAAGAAAGATTTGAATCCTACAACACAGGTAAAACACATAGTAGGTTAGTTTCTTTTTATGATGAAAATATAATAGGTAATAGTAACGCTAGTAATCTTTTATATGATTACTCAGGTGGTCCTGGTTCTGTTTTAGGTGTAGGAAAAACACGAATAAAATTATCATCAGAAAGAACAGGAAGAAATAATCCATCTTTAAATAGTAATAATTTTTTTGGAACACAAATTCAATCTAGTAGTCAAAATCCTTTAGGTTCATTTCTTGGTAATTTATTAAGATCAATTTTTGGTGGAGCATTAGCCAATATTGTATCAGGTCAAGATCCTGGATATAATGATTATTCTATTTTTAAAAGAAATAGTCCAAATTTTCAAGGTGCTAAAATTTTTAGTCCTAGTACAGTTAGTAGATTATATGGTAATATAGTAGGTATTAATTTATTGAATCAAACAGGTTTTGAATTTAAAACAAGTAATGATGATATTAATAATGGAGAAGTAAAAGAATGGAGTAATAATGTATTCCAACCTGATCCAAACGACCCGAGTAAACCTTCTTTCAAATCTAACTCAGCAAATGTAAGAGGTTTAAATACTACATTAAATTATGAACAATTACAAGATTCTATAGATACTCATAGTGATGGTGGAAAAAATAATGAATATAGCACACCTACAGTAAGAACAGATTTTAGAAGTACTGTAAATGGATATCCACTATCTAAACCTTATCAAAAAAGAGATGGACAAAATATTGAAAATAGAGTTAATTTAGGAGATCCTGGTGCAATTAGAACAAGTCAAAGAACAAGTTACTCAAAAGGTACAGGAGAAGCTTTAGATGAAATTACAGCATTACCAATCTATCAATCATCAGTAGTAACAGAAGAAAAATCAAGATCAGGAAACCCTATAAAAAATGATTTTTGTAAATTTAGAATAGGTGTTATTAATAATGATGATCCTCAATTAAAACAATATATTCATTTTAGAGCATTTCTTGATGAAATGTCTGACAGTTATGAAGCAGAATGGAATGCTCAAAAATTTATGGGTAGAGCAGAAAATTTTTATAATTATGCTGGGTTTGATAGAACTTTTAATTTATCTTGGACAGTTGTAGCTCAATCAAGAGATGAATTAATGCCTATGTATCAAAAATTAAATTATTTAGCCTCAGTTTGTGCCCCAGATTATTCAGATAGTGGGTATATGAGAGGAAATTTAATTACATTGACAGTAGGAGGATATTTATACGAACAACCAGGAATAATGCAAGGTATTACATATAATGTACCAGAAGAATCTCCATGGGAGATTGCTATAGGAGATGCTAATCCTGAAACAGAATTAAAAGAAGTACCTCATATGATTAAAGTAACCGGATTTATATTTAAACCAATACAAAGATTTGTTCCAAGTTTACAAAAGAATGATTTTGGAGCTATTGGAGAAGTTGGTGGTGGAGCTTTAACTGGTTTTGGAAGTGAAAGATATATTTCATTAGAAAATGATTTAGGAAGTGGATACAAATCAAAAAATATTGTACCACCAGTTCAATCACCAACAGACCAAACTCAAATAGCAGAACAATCAACTATGTTTTCTGATGCGACAAATATAGATGATATAATAAATAATCCTTTAGGTAGTTAATTATGGGAAGATATTCAACAATACAAACTAATATCACAGCAAGGGGTAGAAGATTTAAAGAAACTACTAAGTATCCTGATATTCCTTTAAGTTATAATGACATTTACGTTTATACTGATGAAGGGGATAGATTTGATATTTTAGCACAATCTTATTATAAAGATCCAAGTTTATGGTGGATTATTTCAATTGCTAACCCACAATTAACCCAAATGTCTATGTTTCCACCTTTAGGAGTTCAAATTAGAATTCCAACTAATATAGGTGGGATAATTAGTCAATTTGAACGTTTTAATGCTTAACTGTTATGATAGGAAATATAATTGGAGAAGAAATAGATGGGTATGTATCTGATCAGATAAACTTTAGACAAAGAATACAAGGATCGGGTAGAGATAATATTGATGGTAGTCTTAAAAGAGATAATAAAATTCTTTCTTTTTTAAATACTAGAAATACTTGGATTAAACTTGCTTCTGGAGTAGGAATAGAACAAGAAGAAGGTATACAAAGAGTAAAAGATGTATTAAGTAAAGAAAATTATACAACAGAAGTTATTAATGATCAAGGCAATTCCCAAATAACTAATATAGCTGAAACAAATTTAGATTCTTTAAGTGGTGATGCTTTAGCTTCTAGTTTTGTACTATTCAACACAACCCAAAAGCTAGATAAAGATTCTTCACTAAGTGATAATTACATAAGAAGAAGTGGTGTAATTAATAATTCAAAATGGATTGATTCTTTTGATAAAACTTATGGTGGTATGGGCTATTCAGACCAAGGATTAGTTCCGGTACCAGGTATAACTAATGTTAGTGTAGAATGCGTCAATAGAGGTTCAATAAAAAAAGCAGTAGTAACATTAAAAGCTTATAATAAATTTCAATTTGGTATTATTGAATTACTTTATTTACGATTAGGATATACTATGTTACTAGAATATGGTTGGGATAGATATCTTAATGGGTTCAATGAAACAACAAATGAACTGGATATAGCAAATGTAGGTAGCACAGTTATTGAAGATAAGTGGTTTAGTAACCCAAACCCAGATCCAGATGATATTCTTAATACCATTGAAAATTATAGAGGTCGTTATAAAGGAAACTATGATGGATTTTTTGGGAAAGTATACAATTTTGAATGGAATTTAAATCCAGATTTAACTTATGATATAACTATTAATTTGATAACTGTTGGTAGTGTAATCACATCATTAACTACAAAATCTCCATCTGTATTAACAGAAGATGAATTATTAAGAGTAAAACTACAAATAAAAGCTCAACAAACTGGACAAAATGTAACGGAAGTTACAAATGAATATCAAGAGGCGCTTGCTGATGATACTAATATAGATTTGCCAAATGTAGGAAATAATACAATTTCTATATTTTTAAGTAAACAAATAATGGAAGGCACTACCCCAGAGTATATAGTAGGGGGTAAAACTAAAGATAGAGTTAGAGTTGTTTTAAGTAACATTAAAAGAACATATAACACAAAAAATGGTGGGCAAAAAGATATAAAAGATTTAGAGGGTTTTGAAGTAAAAAATGATGTTTATTACCATTTAGGTTCGTTTTTACAAACATTTTTTAAAAAAGTAAACCATTATATTGTTAACACAGAAGATGAAGAAAATGCCATCCCACAACTAAGATATGTTGGGGGTAATTTAATTTGTAATTATGAAAAAAACCTAATACCATTAGATCCTACTATTTGTATTTTCAACCCAGTATTTGAAGAAGATATTATTGAAAATAATTTTAAAATAACAGGTAGAAAAGTCTCCACTTATGACATATTATCTGAATTAGATATGAGAAGATATGTAACAGAAGATGATGGAGTATTTTATGGGAATTTAGAAAATTTATACATGAATATAAATTTTTTATTAAATATTTTAGATCAAAATGTAGATAATGAAAATAATTTAAGTGTATTTCAATTTTTAAAAAATTTATGTGATGGTATTAATAGATCTATGGCAGGAGTAACTAAACTAGAACCTGTTATAAAAAATGATAATATTGTTACTATAATAGAACAAAATACTCCAAAAGGTTATGATATTATAAAACCTAAAAAAACAAATAAAAAAGATGCAGTTGAATTTGAATTAATTGGTTATAATGAAGACAAATCTAATTTTGTTAAAGATTTTAAATTTATAACAAAAATAACCCCAGATTTAGGTAATATTATTTCCATAGGAGCAGCAGCAACTAACTCAGATACAAAATCTATAGAAGCTTTACCATTTTCAAAATGGAATAAAGGTTTAAAAAATATATATCAATCAAAACTTTTATCATATAATGATAATTTAGATGAAAATGCTCCAAATATGGAAGAAAAAGCTAAAGAATCATTTCTTAATAATACATTTATCCAGCGTAATTATACATCAATATCCAACAGAGAGGAATTATACGATGAGAATACTGGATATAATTTAATAAGTTTTTTCTGGAAATGTGAAGGTAGATCAATCAATTTAAATTATCAAGGTTATGGTCTTTTAGTTAGGCCTATTACAATAGCAAAAAATAGTAATAGACCATACACAGAAGGAGCTAATGAGGAAAGAGATAATGTAAACTACGCAGGTGATAATTATTTTACTAAAAGAGAGTTATTAGAAAAATATTATAATTCAAATCAAGAATTGCGAGATACAATAACGGAAGTATATGCGGGTATAATAACATTAAGTAATTTAGGTATATCAAAAGAAACAGAAAAAGTAGACAGTAGTTATAAAACTTATTTAGCATTTGCATTTGGTGGAACAAAATCAGAAGTTGGATATGACAAATATGAATATAAAGGAAAAGAATATACAAATTATAATGTTCTCGGTAGTACCCCAGTTGATCCATCTCAAGCTAAATGGTGGGGTTTAAATAAATCTTTTATAAAAAGTGGAAAATCTGTTTTTAGAAGATATCAATCTAATAGAAATAGATTAGAATTTATTGACCAAGGAGTAGTATCTAACTCAGTCGGTTTTATCCCATTGAATTTACAAATGACTGTTGAAGGAATATCAGGGGTAAAAATTTATAACAAATTAAATATTGATCAAAGATTCTTACCAAAAAATTACCCTAATTCTTTAAGCTTTATTACTATGAAAGTTAACCATAATCTTCAGGATAATATTTGGGAAACTAATTATGAATGTTTTTCTATACCTAAATCAGATAAAGTAGCAGAAGGAATAAAAATAGTATCACCACCTAAAAATCTAATTAACGAACCAACACCAAATGCACCTACAGAAACAGTAGAGGGAACAGGTCCAAGAAGGTACTCTGTATTAAAACCATCTTCTCCAACAGGTTTAATATATAATACAAATTTAAATCTAAACCCAACAAATGAAAAAACTCGAATATTTTTACATCATACTGAAGGTGGTGGAACAATTTCTGGGGTAATTAAAAATTGGAGATTAAATGGTAGAAGAGATACTATAAGTACACAATATATTATTGATAGAGATGGAAACTATGAAAAATTATTTAATGATGAATATTGGTCAACACATTCAAGTATAAATAATGATAAATACGAATCAAGAACAATAGGTATTGAATTAATTAATATAGGACCTCTTAAAAAAACAAGCAATGGGAAGTTTCAATCTGTTTTATACCCTAATAGGGTTGAAACAGTAGAAGGATGGGGTGGAGTTTCTCCAACTGTAGATATGTTTAAAATGGCAACAAGAAGTCAAAGGGGAAGTTATAACGATTTTGAACAAGATTTAATGGACCCAGATAGAGATGGATATTATAATTCTCCTTATAGAGGTAATACATATTTTCAATCATATACAACAGCTCAATTAAAAAGATTATTAAGCATATTACTAGAATTATATAAAAAATACCCAAATATTAACTCAGGTGGGAGAGAAACAGAACTACCAAATGGTGATGGAAATCTGTTAACAACTAGATTTGGTAGTTATAAAGATTATGTTGAGCTTGAACGTATAGATGCTTTTGGTCGAGTTATGGAAAATATGTTCCCTGTAAATACAGGTGGTGCAAATACAACATATATAAGAACTCAAGGTGGATCAAATATTATTCCCATTTCCCCATCCTCAATAACTGGTACACCAGGACTTTATACTCATAATTCAACCTCTACTAATAAAACTGATGTAGCTCCTCTACCTGAATTAATTGATATGGTTAAAGTATTAGCATATAAAGTTAATAACCCAACATTACCAGGAAGATTTTAACCAATTAAAATAAATTATGTATTATCCACCATCACAAATAAAAACAAATTTATATACTAATGGGAATGAACTAGTATACTCATCCGATTATAGCGATTATCAAGGTTATTATTATAAAACTTCAAATGGAAAATATTATACTGGTAAAACTCCTAACGATAAACCAAATAATCTTTTAAGAGAAAAAACAGAATCAAACCCAGGTAATGATGCAGAATTATATGAGGCAGGAACATTTACTCAAACAACTAGTGTATATAATTTCCCTACAGCTTATGCTATCAATAATAAACTAAAAATTGGCAGCATACCACCTTTAGCACCATTACAAGTAAATCCAGAGCCTACAAGTAACCAATACAAAATAGGAGAG